TTTTTAAGTGTAAATTCACCCTCGATGTGAGTCTTGATTGTTGAATCATCATTAGTTGATTCAATAGCATTTACGTTATCGTTATCAATAAAGACAAATGAATTATCATGGCCAATCTTCTTATATAAATTGATGTGGTAGTTATAGCATTGATACTCATAACCATAATCTTGTACGCCATCATTTAAGAACAAGTCTAGGGCATTCCCTTCCGGATAATCGTCAAACTTATGTGATTCAAAATCATCATAAATGGTGTATGAAAAAGGCGTACCTGCAGTTAGATACGCCATAAATTGTCCTAATGTCCATGCAAATGATGTATCCGTTCCAGGATCCTCATCAGTACCTGTTTCCTGAATGGCCACGTCAGTCTTTCCGGAGAAATCAAAATTATCAGATGCTACCCAACCATCAGTTGATACTCGATACCAAGTCTTTCCACCGGCACCATCAGAAACTGATCCATTAATACGCCACGGAGTTCCATTTTGTAGTACCTGGCCAGTTTCCTTTTGTGGTGATGTTGGGGAATCATAGACTTTGGCTGATGTAGGTGTCTCTGTTTCTGATTCAGTTGGAGAAACATCAGTTGCTTCATCAAAACCAATATCACTACCATTGATCCATTCATTATTACCAATTTGATACCACTTGGAATCATTAGCACCTTTAGTAACTTGGCGATTAACTTTAAACTGACCATTTGCTATGGTTGTAACCTGATTTTGTGGCAACCAGGGTGAATCATATATCTTAGCTGGTTTCTTACTCTTGATAGTCCCCTGTCCGGAAACGGATGAAGTAGTATAAACTTCTGGTTTAATATCACCTGGTTTATTAAATGGTAGATACTTTGCAGAAATCCATTGATTAGTAGAAATACGATACCATTTCACACCAGCAATAGTTTTAGTCAAATCTATTTGATAAGAACCACCGTTAGCAACATTTTTAACCAAAGTGGTTTCATCACCTGGAGTGCTATAAGTTGGAGCACCAGCAACATCCATTGTGGTCACAGTTCCAGTAGCATGGCCGGTAGAAGTCTCATCTGTATTCTTAGTATCAGTTTTGACCTCTGCAGCCTTAATTGTTCCTTGACCAAGTACATTAGTAATCTTTGAACTTTCAGGCTTAACATCCCCATCCTTATCAAAGGTTAAATATTTCTCATTGACCCAACCATTTGTAGAAACCCGATACCAGTTTGATCCATTAACCGTAACTTCTTTATCAATACGCCAATCAGTTCCGTTAGCTAATTTCTGGCCAACTAATGAACCACCAACAGGATAGGTATAAACTGGAGCACCAGCGGTGGCCATAGTTGAAACTGTAGCAATCGTTTTGGTACCAGTTGGACTTTCGACTGTATTAGTTACTTGCTGTTGCTTAGGCTTATGAATGTTTCTATCACCTAGATCATGCAAAACATGGTAAGCCGTCACATCTTCAGTAGGAGTATCGCCAGTTCGATAGCCATGTCGATTTAGCACTCGATATTTTTGACCATCTTCAGGAAGCTCTAACAAACTACGTTCTTGAATCTTGTCAAAACCAGCAATATTTCTATCAAATTTATAAGTAGTGAAATCAATTTGGGCAACAGCATTAATTTTTCGATTACGTTTAATCTCGGTATGATCAAGTAGTGGTGCAGCATTGTGATACAGATCGTAAACAGTTAGCAAATATAAACCTCCTAATAATAAAAGCGGGTATCAAACAGGATTGTAAAGTCCCCTTGATAACCGCTTATTTTTATATGGTTCCAGCCTTTAGCCAAATCAATCAATTCATGATTTCCACTATCATAAATCATCTGGCCATTTAAAAATGGCAATGGTCCGTTTAATACGAACTCATCACCACTGCTGATACTAGTATTCAATTCAAATGTTTGATCAGTTGTTTCATTGTAAATGGACAAGTTCGATGCTTGTCCGTGGAATACGATTTTATAAGGACGTTCTTCAGCCATGATATCGATATTTGAAGCATTGAATATATCGAATTCAGGTTTGTCATATTCATACTTCAATTTCTTATTCAGTGGCAAATTCATCCCACCAATTGACCATTTTGACAAATCACTGATATTAGCAGTGGTATCAACACTTTCAGCATAACCTTCAATACAATTCAAATTAAACGATACATCACCACCCATGTGCCAATTATCATAAAATTTAAATGGTTGCTGATCGGCTCTGACCTTCCATCTAATTGTGGGAAGTCTGGCATCAATAATATAAAAATCTTCCATTGAATTAAATACTTGAAAGAATTTATGACGTTTGGTCAGGATAGTTAAATCATTTGATGCAAACACATCCATAGTTATTGGTATTTGACGTTGCCCAACCGTAACACCTGCCAACCTCTCACCATATTTACCAACCTGAACAGTATTATAAGTGTAACTAGGTGAAGGTGGCGAAAATTCTATTATCTTAATATTCAATTTATTCAGATCATATGTAGTGCCATCCAATCTTTGAACAATCAACGTTTTCAAATTAACGCCCCTTTCTAGTCATTTCAGCACGAATATAGTCATTCAACAATAGTTTCATCTTAGGAAATGTAGCGGTGGCCAAATTACTACCATCAACATTAACCTCGATAGTAGCATCCCCAGACATTGCACTAATCAACTGATTAAATTTATCAATCATACCAGTTAATGCTGCAGACTCATTTGAACCACCTGAGAAATTATTAGCAGCCTGTTGAGATACAACTTGAGCCTGTGTTATTGGCTGTGTCTTGAATCCACTAATAGATTCAGGAGAAACACCAGTACCAGGTAAAACAATCTTCTGGAACGCCGTAGGATTAACATCTTGAATACGTTGTAGCAATTCAGTTGTTAGACCAGGGGCAGTTGTTTCCCAGGGATTGATAATAAACTCATCTTTACCCTTTTCAGCAACATCAATGGTTTCAGGCTGATATACATGACCTCCCTGATTCATTCTTCTATGTCCTTGAGGTCCAGAATGTAACCAATCTATCTTAGGAACACCCCAGATAACAGTTGGTCCAATCGAACTTTGCCAATCAGAATTATTAAAAAATGCTAACAATTCATCAAATGGATTCATTCGATTATTGTGACCAGGCATAGCAAAAGCATTAAAGGTCCCTGGCGTGTATTGCAAAATACCTGCCGCCTCATTACCACCAGAGTTCATATCTTGAACAGTTTGGACAACATTACGGCCACCAGATTCTGACTGGATGACTCCTTGTAACATACTGATGAAACTCTCAGATGGATGAACACCCATAACTGCAGCAGCTTTCAAAATCATTGCTGGATCATAATTACCACCTGTAGACATCAAATCTTTAACGAGTTTTTCTAGCCAACCTGTTTGTTTCTTCTCAGTTTCCTTTGCTCCTGTACCAATACCAACAGAATTGCCTGTAAATGGTGTGGCATTAAATTGATTATCAACTAATTTAGACCAAGTCTCTTTGGGATGTGAAATCCAGTCAATCAGATCACCAACACTATTTTTAATCCAATCCCATGAAGTTTTAGCTGCATTAGAAATCCAGGAACCAACGTCAGCACCAGTACCATTAGCAAACATAGGAATGCCAAAGCTGTCCATGGCACTTTGAATCATCTTAGTATCTTTACCACTAAAGACTTGAGCACCAGGGTTCAACATTCTGAACGTTGGAACTGCGGGTGATAATTCTAGTTGACCATTACCATAATCAATTAATTCTGGCTCATAACCATCCCCCACAATTGATGGAGTCTGATTTGTCAATTGACCGTTAGTACCAGTTTTAAATAAATTACCTGAAACTAATCTAGATAATGTTTTACTTATGTGCTTTTTAGAACCACTACTTTTTCCACCTAATTCTTTCTCAATATTGCCTTTTGAATCAATTGCGTCATTAAAATTATCATTGACACCATTAGCAATTCTAGCTGATGCGGATAAGGGTATTCCATTATTAGAAAAGATACCACTACCAAATGCTCCAGTAACTCCCTTACCATTACTATTAGCGACATCTGTACCGGCAAAGTTAGCAACGGATCTATCATGCACATCTAATGCTGATTTCAATGGAGTATTGATAATCGACATAATACCATCAGAAAATCCCTGAGTTACGCCAGCACCATGATTAAGGGGTTGATCAGTTGGAGTTAAGTTAGCCTCAGTTTGATTACGTGCATTATTAGCTGCATATGTTGCAGCACCAGTGTTATTACTAATTCCGGTACCATAACTTCCAACAGTAGTGACACCTTGTGGTAATAGATTTACTTCAGCTGATGCTTTAACTAGAGCCTTTAATTTATTCATGAAAGTAGTTACTGACATTTTCCCTTGTTCAAAACCCTGAACAAGTCCATCAATATTAACTTTACCCTTACCTTTTAAATCAACTGTAACTCCCTTATTAATTTCACCTTGAAGCTTTTTCATCTCTAACTGTGCTTCAGGTAATCCCAACTTTAATCCATTGGCCAAGGTTGCTATTTGGCCTTTGCCTAAACTGGATAAGTCCTGATTATAAATAGAATCTAACTGAGATTTATATTTATTTTCAATATCTTGAGGATTAACAATTCCCAGTTGCATAGCCTTTTGGAGTGTCGACATATTGGCTTTGCTGATATGACTCAATTTAGGAGTTTGATTATAAATTGTATCAAGTTTTGAACCAAACTTCCGCTTTAACTCGTCAGTGTTCGTCAATCCTAAGTTTAAAGCAGTCTTAAGCGTAGCAATATCAGACTTACCAACATCACTAAGATCCTTACTAAAAATGCTTTGAAGTTGAGAACTATATTTTGTCTTTAGTTCATCAGGATTAATACTTCCGTTCTTTAATCCATCCTGAAGTGTAAAAATCTCTTTCTTACCAACTTTAGATAAATCATCAGGAAATAGTTGATAAACTGTATCACCAAAATAACTCTTCATATCTTTCAGAGATATGATTTTATTCTTATAAGCAGACTTTAATGACTTCATTTCTTGCTCTGGAACTTGAGATAAATCTGTTGGGAATAAATTTAGAATTGACGTTCCAAATTTACTCTTTAAATCTTTAAGATTAATAACACCTGACTCAAGACCCTGGCGTAATACCTGAATATTATTAGCATTAAGATCCGAGATATCAGTCTTACCTTCGTCTTTCCAATCTTTAAATGTATTTCGGAAATATAGTTCTGCTTCTTCTTGTCCCTTTTTACTTCCAGAATTGAAATCATCCCACAATTGTTTAGCCGAACGTTTACCATATTTTCCTAGGTCATACTTAGTAATGGTGTCACTTAAATCCAGTCCCCATTTATTAGCAACATCTACTGCTGAACCATATTTATTAGATTGCAGACCTTTCAAGTATGACTGTTGAATTTTTTCAGCATCAGCTGCCATATTTGAAGCCGATTTATCAGTCTGTTCTTCTAATTTCTTTTGATCAGCATTAGCTTGAACAATTGCTTCATTGCGAGTAAGCCCCATTTGTTTGTAAAAGTTGACTGCATTTTTATGGAATTTAGTGAGATTTTTCTTAATGGTTCCATGTGCATCAGTTTGATTCTTAATGTACTTGGTATTCTGTTCCTTAGCTTCCTCAATCCATTGTTCACGAGAGACATAAGCACCAGTCATAACTGATTGATATGTCTTTTGACCCGTAGCATCAATACGGGTAGCAGCATCATTAATAGATTGTTTAGTTGCTAAATATTCAGTGCCTGAATCCTTATAATGCTTATACAATGCATCTTGGGAATTAGCATAAGATATATTGGACTTAGTCATTTCAGATTGATACTTAAATTGAGTAACTGAACTTTCTTGATGATATTGCTCATCAGTAATTAGATGTTCCTTGTGAGACTTTTTAAGGGATGCTAACTCTTTATCACGTTCTTTTTTAGCAGTGTCATAGGTCTCACTGTAAGCTTTCTTCTGGGATTTAACATCATCCCGATACATTTGACCAGTAATATTACCATGTTGTGTCTTGTAGGCATTAAGCAAGGCTTGTTGATCTTTTAATGAGATAGCAAAGGCAGATGTCTGTTCAGCAATGTAATTTTGTGCATCTTCAAATTGACTACGTTGGACAGATGTCATTTGAGACAAGTCACCATTAACATCTTTATAAATCTTATGAATAGTTGCTTTAGCTTGCTCCACTTTAGCAGTTGAGCCATTAGTAACCTTGTCCACGTGAGCAAGAACATTCTTAGTAAGACTATCGCCAATAGAACCAAGGTCTGAATTCAATGATTTGATAGATTTCTCACTATCATTTTTCATCTTGTCAAAACCCTTAGTAACCATACCGGCCATATTGTCATATTTATTAACAACATCAGACGATAGTTTAACAGATTGGTCCTTAGTTGAATTATCTAATTGAGCCATATCATTAGTTGCTGACTGACGGAGATTATTGAATGACTTCATCACTTTTTGAGTATTGGTATCTACATTCACGCCAAATTCATTAAGTGTTTTTTTGTATTCAGCAATCTTCTTTTGATGTTCGTTATTAGCTTTGATAGCCAAATATGAAACGGCACCTACAGCAGTGATACCTGCAACAACTCCAGCGATTGGAAGAAGCAATGAGCCTAATCCAACACCAGTAGCACCAAGTGACGGAATCAATGATCCTAAAGCACCTCTAAATAGTCCAGTTTTGGCTGTTGTCTCAACAGTACCCTCAGCTAACTCAGCAGTACCTTTAGCTACTGTTTTTGTACTAAGTCCCATCCTTTCGCTCATTATGAATGCCAATTTCTCGGCTTCACTCATACCTAGAGTTCCATTTTTAGCTGCCGACAAGAATTTAATAACATTGGGACCAGTCATTAATAAACTACCGATACCACTATTAACTTTGCCAAGAATGGAAAGCCCTGGGCCAACCGTCGCAATTAATGCTGCAGTTGTAATTATCTGTCTTTGTGTACCTGCATCTAACTTAGAAAAGTTATCAATCATCCCTGTTAAATCTTTGATAATCGGTGTAATGGTTGGTAATAGTTTTTGACCAAACTCAACTTCCAAAGCATGCAATGATGATACAAATTGCTGTTGAGTAAATTGAGATGTATCACGCATAGTCTTGTTATATTTGTTAACAGTTCCATTAGAATGTTCAATTTCGCTAGACAAGCTCTTATAACGATCAAGATTAGCATCCATCAAGGTCATACCGACCTTCATATTTTCTTGACCAATTGTGTCATACATGAACTTTTGCCGTTCTTTATCAGTCATACCTTGATAAGCTTTTTGCATCTGTCCAAGGATATTGAACATTGATTTCATCTTGCCATTAGAATCAAATACTTGAATATTGTATTTCTTAAGATCACCTGCAGCTTGACCTGTACCAGTACCCAAACGTGTCATCATAGCCGATAAACCAGTACCAACAGAGGATGCATCAATACCTGCAGACTTCAAACGACCAGAAACAGCCAAGAAGTCAGCAGTTGAAACGCCCATAGCGTGCATGGCAGCACCAGCGTTACCAGAAATTTGTTGTAAATCGCCAAGTGACATAGCGCTCTTATGGGTTGCTTCAGTCATCTGATTCATCAACGTGTTACCGTTTTTGATAACCTTGCCATTAGATCCAAGATTCATCCCAAATTGTTCCAACATAGAAGCTGTTAACTTGATAGAGGTACCAGTCTTATCACTATTAGCAGTCATGGTCTTTAATAGACTTGGCATCATCCCCATAGCTTGCTTAACGTTGTAACCATTAGAAACTAACTCAAACATTCCTTCGTTAATCTCTTTTGTTCCAACACCAAACTGCTTGGACCATCTGAGTGTTTCAGCTGATAATTGGGACATGATTGAATTAACTTGACTAGCAGAATAACCCTGGGCAACAACTTCCTTACGAACATCTTGTAATTGATATTGATAATCCATTGCCGCTTTAGTGGCCAATCCCATACCAGTAACAATAGGCAACGTGAATCGGGTACTCATTGAGTTACCAATATTAGTCATACCGTCGCCCATTGTCTTGATTCGTTTACCAGAGATATTAGCTTGATCAGCAACCTTAGCCAGTTGAGGTGTTAAATTTCCATATTGCTTGTACAACATTTGAGATGATGCAACCAACTTCTGTTGTTGTGCTTCAAGACTTTGATACTTTGCTTTAGCATTTCCAACCTGGTCAGAGTTCTCACCATATTTCTTAGTAAGTTCACCAATTTCTGTACGTTGTTTGACCATAGCATTTTTAATTGACTCGATTTGAGACTTATAACTATTTAGTTTGGCCACACTTGCTTGTGCCTTATTGCCTAGCTTTTCATGAGCCTCAGCAAGTGTTTTATATGCTGAAGATGTAATTTTTAATTTAGATTGGAGTTGATCATAAGATTTACCAGATTCATCGGCGGATTTCTTTTGAATGTCCATTCCCTTACTGGCATCTTTAGTAGTCTTACCTAGTTTCTCGGCTGATTGAGTAGCCTTCTCAGCTGACTTACTAACAGCATCAAGGGATGTACTAAGTCCCTTACTTAAATTGACATTCTTATATGCCTCTTCCAAGCCCTTCGCATCTTTTAATGCCTGGTCTTTAAGAAGTTTGACATCAATAATTACTGAACCATCAGACTCGTTTGCCATATATTTTTATTCCTCCTTTCCTCAAAATTCTTAAAGATTTAGATACGACCTTCATCCCTCAATTGCTTTTTCTTGAGCATCTTATGATTCATATCAAGTGGAGATAAAATGGCAGCAAGCTCAGCCTTTGAAAGTTTTCCATCTTTAGAAGTGCTTTCTAGTGCATACATGAGCTTCATTTGATTAAGAAATTGTTTAGTATCGTCATTCATATCATCAGTAATCTTTACCTGACGGTATGACGTAACTTTTCTAAAAAATGTCTGATCATTCAATCCATCAAGTAAGGCATTGAATTTTTTCCAACTAAGCTCTTCGAAAACACTCTTGTCAGATAAATCGATGCCATATTGTTGTAAAAACGCTGAATAAATCAGGTTAAAATCCTGCTCATAATCAAAGGATTTCTTCTGATTACTCATCAAATCAGCACGTTGCTTATCTTTTGAGGTAAATATAAAAGAGCTGTAGATTTTATCCACAAGCTCTGATTTTTCGATAATATTTAAGTCTTTAGTTGATTCTTTAACAAAGGAATAAAGTGCTAGATTTAAGCGTTCTTGAATAGATAGATGGTTAGAATCATTGATATACTTGAAATATTCAATTACTAATGGGAAAGAGGTACTAATGTGATACGTCTGATTCTTGTACGTCAGGGTGTCCTTCGTCAGTAGATTCATCTGGCTTCATCTCTTTTAATCTCTTTTTGTAATTGTCATAGAAATCGCTGGCATTAGTCCTCTTCTGAATTTCATCATTGATCATAATAATGACCTGATTAAGAACGACTGAGGATTTGTCACACATTTCATACAATTTCTTACCCGAATTAGGTCCAAAGCAAACATCTAAATATTCATATTCTAATTTCATCAATGCCTTAGAACGGTTGGTATTATTCTTTTTCAATTTCTTAGCAAACTGATCAGACAATTCAATACTTGCCTTTTTATAGTCAACTTCAGTCTTTTCTTCATCAGTACTGAAATGTGCCTCTAAATTAGCTTGTTGTTGATTATATTCGGATATTTCAATATCTCTTTTATTGATGCCTTCGACTTCTTTTGCTGAAATCTTGTCATATGATTCAAGATATTTACCACGTGAAGTGTCTTCCAGTGACAATTCAAAATGCTCATTACCAATTTCAAAGTCAATCTTTGATTCAGGTAGCTCAATTTTAACCATCTAACTAATCCTCCTTTGCAATTCCGTCCACCGCCGCTCATTGAGTGAGTATGCCCTTTAATTACTATTCAGCACTGACTTTGCCACCATCAGTAGTTGGGTCTACTTTGACATTGCTTGGTTCTGCTGGTGTTACTTCAACAGTAAAACCAGGAACATCGACCTTTACTGATTCAAGACCTGTCACGGAATCTTTAAATGAAATTTGATAATCACCATCAGCAACTATCGTTCCGCCTGCTAAACCAGTAATTGCGGTAGAAAGAATACCTTTTTCACCTTCAATCACCTTGGTTCCATCTTTTTTATAAATTACTTCTGTATCATTTGTACGATCTGCCATACTAAATTACTTCCTTTAATTAATTTGCATTAACGTTAGCACCATTACCAGTTGCCTCAGATTTAACATCTGTTGGTGTTTCAGGTGCTTGACTAGCATCTGTCCCATCATCAGGCACAACCGGACTAACTGCAGAGCCAGCCTCTTCACGGGCTTCTGTAATAGTTGCAGGCTTTGAACCGTCATAATCAATATCACCATCAACTTGTTTCATATCAGGTGAATAGATTTGAACCTTGCCATCAGTTTGCGGTTGTTCAACATTGACGCCCAAAATAGATGCATTTTGGCATGGTGTTTGATGAAGGATATTATCCAATTGCTGTGCATCCTTAGCGTTAACAAGCTTGGGAGTTGAAAGATATTGGACTGAGAATTTGAAACTTCCATTATCATCAGCAGTACCGCCACCATCATCAATATCGGAATAACTGGCCATACCATATTCAGACTTGATCAATGTAAATGTTCCGTTCTCATTCTCTAGGAATTCATTACGTCTAAAGATTAGATTACGACCTGAACCAGTACGGTATTTACGGTTAGCAATCAAATCTTGTGTAGGATTCCCCTTTGAACGATCACCAGAAATATCATATGAAGGTGTCATACCTGTAATTGTCTTTTGTTCATTACCACCACCGTCATAATAGGCAGCAGTCTTTGTTTTGTCGGTGTATTTAGGAGTAATGGTTGTAATACCATCCCCTAAGAAAAACCACTTTAATCCCTCTTTAAGAGGTAATCCTACCCAATGTTCATCATGAAAGTTTTCAGAAATTTTACCTTTATAATCCACATTTGAAGTAGGATCTAATGTTTTGTCATCAGCCATAATTGGCCTCCTTAATTATTTATAATTGCTGTAACTTCGATTGATATTTCATAGATACAAAAAATGCCATCACCAGGAACATCCTTCCCGTTGACGACATCTAAATTATCTGTAACATTAGCCACAAAACTTGGTGGCTGTTTCATTGTTGCTTTAACAAATTCAAAACTACCATTGCTTGATTTCAATCGATATGGTCTGGTCCTTTGCATAAAATCAGCAATCTCATTTAATACATTAGTAGCCTGTAACCATGATGGACATTTGATTTGTATATCAAAAGCAAATGTTCTTTTTTGTCGTCCATCAAGATAATTAGTATATTTTTGCAATGGCCGCATGATATAAACAATTGACGTCCCATGTGTTGACGGCTCACCAATAGCTAATTCTGCTGGCAGATTTAAATTGTCATTGATGTGATTAGCAATACATTGTTCAAGATCCAATATTTGTACCATGTAAGATAGCCTCCTTAGCAAATGAAGTAACTTTCTCAATTGAATCCTGCTTAACGGGTTCAATCCACCTTGGACCAGCATTGGGATGATGAGTAGTTGTGTAATGTAGTGGGTTCCCTTTGCTACTAAAGCCATTGTATTGATAATGTGCATACTTCTCGTTGTAAATGATATGAGCACCTGCATCATCATGATTAACTTTGACGTGGCCAGCCATATTACCACTGAGAAATGGCACATACTTATCAGACAGCTCACGTACTTTATAAGCAGTTGCTAGCTCAATACCTTCTGGATTGGCCATACGTTGTGCCCAAAAGCCAAGATTAACTTCATTACTCAAGAGTTACCTCCCAGTGATGGACATGCTCTGTGTCTAAAGCATATAACGGTGAATTACCCATCACTTTACGATTGACACCATTCCATAAAACACGATCACCTTCTTTAATTAAGTAATCGTCTTCATTAATAGAATTATGATAATCAATAAAGACTAGATATGATCCCTTGTTTTGGGCACCAGTACCTGCTTGGGATGCCATATCTTTTGGCTGAACTCTCACATGTTCAAATACATGTTGTTTTGCCTTATGTGAATGCAATGAACTTGCTTGTGATTCTTGTGCTTCAGTAACAGTAATATCATGAATCAATAGACTTAATGGAATTGGCCATTGTTTTACCATTGGCCAGTACCTCGATATAGAAGTCCTGTCGGTCTTAGATATTGCAATGCTTTTTCAGATCTTACTGATTTCATCCCTGTATTGTTCTGTTTCATACCAGACATTTGAAAATTGCCAATCTCAACACCTGTGGGAGCACTTTGACCAGTTAATTCAGTATTTCCACCAAGCTCATAAATATGCTCTAGCTGAGCACACAAGGCTTTCTTTACATCAACAACATCTTGTTTAAATGGAAGATCATCAGCATAGTGATAATTAAAATAATAATTGCAAAATTCATTAATTAAATCAGCCACTTGCTTAATATTTTTCTCAACGAATTCATCTGGCAATTTGATACCACCGTATTCTTCTGTATAAAATTTATCATCAACTAACTGATATAATTCCACAATTATCATCCCCTATCTATTATTTAGATCCAGAACCCGTACCTGCATCTGTTGTAGCTTTGGGCGTCCCATCATCTGCGGACTTCTTACCACGTTTAGTATTTGATTCAATTACAGTACCGGTACCAGTAAATTTATCAGGATTAATTGCTAATAGCTTGGTATCGTCATAAATAGCAATACCATAATGAACATCAGCATTAAACTTAGTCAGCTTATTATCAATATCTCTGGCTGATTCAGCTAAAATATTTCGTTTCATGTATGTACGCATTGCACCTGGTTTAATAGCTAACCCTGCACCAACATCCATCTTCTTAGTACGAACAATTTGCCAACCCAATAACTCACCAAAAGTACCATTAATAAGGATGCTGTCACCTAACTCAGTAGCACGGGTCCAATCAAGACCGGCAGCCTTGCGTAGTTTATTAACGTCTTTAGGATTAAGGAACAATACACCTGTTACAGATGATGAATCTTCAGTAGCTCGTTCATCAGTATCATCATTAAATGCATCTTCAATAGAATCAATAAGATCAATCTTAGTAACATCTGTAGATAATGATAATCTTGCTTTCATAGCAGTTGCTACTGTGTCATTATCAATTTTAGATGCAATTGACATGGTTACTTGTCTTTGACCTTCTTGTGCAGGATTACCATACCCGGACATCATAGCTTCATCAGTGAACTTGACACCAATACCAGCTTTTTTAATAGTGAACTTATCAGTATCAGTTGTTAATTGACTGTAATCAATCGACTCCCCTTCACTGAAATCCTTAGCATCTCCAATATACTTAAATCTAGGAACTGTCACCGTATTACCTGGTTGTCCCTCTAATTTAGTATCAATTGGAGCAATTGCGGTAAATCTAATTGCTTTTGGTAATTCAGCAGAAATCATGTCAGCCATAACTTCAGGATTTACCATATTCGACATTGCTGTGGTATTTGGATCTGTCATAATAAAACCTCCTATTTAGTAAATTTTTTATATGTTTCTGGTTGTTCTGAGAAAACTTTTAAGCGATCTCCATAATCCATCTTGTCAAACTCAGCTTTGGTTAAACTAGAATTGTTATTTGATGTATTGCTATTAACAATTGCTGCACCATCTGGACCAGTTTTAACATCCCCAGCAAATTGAGGATTAGACTTTAATACATCTTTAATAGCCTTATCAAAGTCTTTAGCTGAACCATTAGCAACCTTAGCTTGTGCAAGAATTGTGGCATCTTCCATGTGATCAGATGTAACACCTGCTTTGAGTACTGCGTTAGATGCTTCAAGGGATGCCACCTTACTTGTTAGGTCAGCATTATTATTATTTGCAGTCTTCAAATCATCTTGGGCATTCTTCAAGTCGGTTTGATTAGCCTTCTTAGTATCATTTTGAGCTGCAATAATATTCTTTAATTCATCTACAGAACCAACACCCATAGATTTAATGAAATCATCAATACCTGCTGCTTTGGCAGCCTTAATATCTTCTTCACTAGTACCAGCTCCATTCGGTTCTGTTGATACTGGGTCTGTATTTGGATCCGTTGGTTCTGCTGCTGGATCATTTGCCATATTTAATTGCCCCTTTCAAAATTTAGGTATAAAAAATAAGCCTTTTATAGACTTGCTAAGGTCATTAAACGATTGGACGTTCTCGATATGGCTCACGACTCAATCCGTTCTTATTAGTAAACTCTCTCAAGCGCTTGCTACGTCGGTTAACTAACCATTTACAATGACTAATCTCATCATCATCTTTCATAGCTTGTGCAGCCTTTAATCGACGTTTACCTTGTCTCAATACGTTTTCATATCTACGTTGTTGCTGAACTAATTTATATTTTTGATTATCTTCATTCATATTTGATTCTTCATCCTCAAAAGCATCCTCAGTCTCAGGGATGTATGGCATTGAGTGATGTCTGCAGTTAATTCCACATAATCCACCACCAAAGCCATAGTTTGTTGCCGTATAAAGATTAGGATATTTATCTGTTCCACCTTTAAAACTGTAAATCTTATCCTGGTACTGCAAATGTGTTGGTCGACAATCGGCATGACTAGATATTTTAACTAAATTGCCACCAAATTCTTGAAATCTAGTAGCTTCAACATCGTTATATAAATCATTAATAGAATTACTAACTACAAGCCTTGTATAAACGTCAGGTGACCAGTGTTTACCAGCTGAATCAATCAATGCTGGTATTCCTTGGTCAGCCCATTTATACGAGGCTTTTGTTATAGCTTGTTGTGTAGTCATACCTCCACGATTGTACTGAGTAATTGAATCAGTAATGATTCCTTTAAACGTTTTATAAGCGTTCTCAGTCATATTATTTTTGGCCATTCCAAGATATCTAATATCATCCCTTTTATGGCCATCAATTACTCTTTTAACCTTTGTTGACTTACTCAACGCTGGTGCTGGATTCAATAGCTTATTTTTAACCTGGTCAGCTAACCAAGCTTCTTCAACATCCATATTCAAATTAGATTGGTCATCCATCTGATCTTGTAGTTTCTTAATTGCCTGGTTAAAAGCAAATGCTATCGGTGGGGATGTCTTATTCTTTAGTATTTCCTTGTATTCAAGTAATTCATTCAGCCATTCTTGTGTTGAGTTGGAATCTTCAAGACTATTCTTATCGATTGCATTGGACAAAACCTTAACAATAATCTGCCATACTTGGTCTTCAACAATCTTTACTTTCTCAGTCTCTGATGCAGCAAGTATCTCAAGTTCCCAAGCATCAAGCTTCATGATTATCCTCGTTATAATCTTCTCTGTGATTATCCATCAAATCATCAATATTGCCTTGAGACTCCTCTTTTGTAAGGCTGTCCAAATATACTTGTGCTTGATCATCAGCTAAGCCAAATGCTTGTTTAATGGCTTCCTTACGTGGCATTAATGGCTTATTGCCAGTAATCAACTCATAGTAATTAGCGTTCTCAGTCCGGTCCTTAGCAATTGAATCATCAAAGTTAACTGATACATCAATATCAGTTGTTCCGGAGTAAATACCTGCAGCTTTTCCCAGCTCAAGAATCGTCTGGCACATCTTCTTAAAAGCATCTTCAAGAATTGTTTCATGACTATTCTTAGATTGATAGGTATCAGAATTACGACTGATAACACCTGTAGCTGTTTCAAGTCCTTGAGTATTGCTATAACTGAATGAGCCAGCACTAAAACCTGTTTGAGCAGCAAGAATATCCAACAATGAATTAATTGTTGTAACTATTTCCTCTGTTCTCAAGGGCAAAGTAATATCTTTCGGAGTTGGTGGAGATTCAACCCCTGATGTACTGCTGAAATGAAATGATTGATATACCTGTTCATCATAATTCATATGAAATTCAGGGATGCCAGTCACAGGGTTCATCCCTCGTTCCATTAATTCATCCGGAACAATGATCCGACGTCTGCCCATTTCCATTTCTTGATTCAACATATCAAATGCTTGATCAAGCTGTTGTAACGTATCAATGGCATTAGCATAAATGGATATCCCCAGTGGACTGTTATAACTGAAATTATTAGCTAAATTAGG